CCAACCCAGTTCCGCCAGGCGGGTATTAGGCACATCCGCGTTATTGATTGAAGCGGTAAGCGCTTTAACAGTAAATTTCCCCGATTCCAGGGCGTCTTGAATTTCCATCGTGTCTTCACTCTCAAAATGGATTAAACAGGCATAAAAAAGCCCGCACAGCGGCGGGCGTTTTCACAAGTAGCAGGGTTTAACGCGCGATAATGTGACGCGTGGCCAGTTCGGCTGTCCAGTCCGCTTTTTGCTGCTCGGTGGCGGCCTCTGGCCACGTTAGCTTGTCCGCGTCCACGGCGGCTAAACGGGTAACCGCTAGCCCTTGTACGTCCGCGTCGGTGGCATCGTAATAGTTAGAGCATACGGCCACCGCCACGTTGGCTTCGGTCGCCTCTGGCGTGGCATCCAACTTGGTGTAGGTACCGTCAATTTCGCCCAGCACTTCACCGGCAACGAATTTTCCCATTGATAAGGTGACATCATCCTGGGACAGCTTAGGAATGGTTTGAATTAAATGCGCACCAGGGCGCTGCAGTAGTTTTGGCATGGCCAACCCCTTACGGTTTGTGGTTAAACATCAACAACAAAAAAGCGCCTTAGCGGCGCTTCTTGTAAACGTCTTTGGTGGACAGACTGACATCCGCCCCCGGTGTGCCTTTTTCGGCGGTCTGGCGCTCGATGTCGCGGCCGTCGTCCGCGTCAGATTGCGCCGCGTAAATCGCTTTGCCCACCATATCCAGCGGGTTATCCAAACTCGCGGCGATATCATCAAAGGCCCCGGTTAAGCCAGCGGCGGACAGTTTATCTTTTAGCCCAGCGGCCAAGTCGATACGGGCCAGGGCGTTTTCTTTTGTCATACCGGCGACCAGTAAGCTGGCCGATAGGGCAGGCACCCCATTTTCACTACACGCAGCGGCGATGGTTTCCGCTGCAGATAGGGCCGTTTCCGGCTCCGGGTTTAACAGCGTTATAACGTCGGGGCGGTCGGCTTTCAGTGCGGTCACAATGTCGGCGGCGGCCAGTTGGCTGGCACCGGCGATCACAATAGTTTTGTCTTTGCCGCCCTCGGCGGTGGTCGTGGTTTTACTCATGCTGGTAGTTCCCTGGTTAAGTTCAGAAATAAGGGTTTCAAGGCTGCCCAGGCGGTGGGCCATGCCCTTATCGACGGCCACTTGGCCAATAAGAATACCGCCTTTACCAAAGTCATTTTTAACGGTGTCAGCGGACACGCTCATGTTGCGGGCAACCCGGTTAATAAAGACATCCGCCAGTTGGTCAACTTGGTTTTGTGCGGCCGCCTGGCCCTCTTCGGTAAACACATCTAACCGCTTGTTGGGCGATTGGCTTGATACAATCTCTAGGCGTTCCGGCTCGTCATCACTGGGGCGGTGACGTTCGGCGGTCATCACTACCCCGACGGAACCTAAGCGCGCGGTGGCGTCGATCACGACTTCATCACAAGCCGACGCTAACCAATAAATCGCACTGGCTCCGGTGCCGCCGATATACGCTTTAATGGGCTTTTTGCCACGGGCCTGGTAAATCATTTCGCCCAGTTCGTGTATGCCGTTGGCATCGCCGCCGGGACTGTCGAACGTCAGCACAATGGCCTTGACCTTTGGGTCATCCAGGGCCTGGTTAAACTCCTTGGCCAACGCGGCGGTTGATATGCCCCCGCAAATGTCATCAAACATCGACGCATAACGGGAAATCACCCCCACCACTGATAGCACGGCAACGCCGCCCTCTCGCATTTCTAAACGCGGGGTGAGCGCCTGGCCATCGCGACCGGCGACCGCTTCCGGCTTAAAGGCTTTAAAGACTTCCAGGTCAATGTCGTTAATGTCACGGGCGGCCAAATTCGCCATGCTGCCCAGCACTTGGGGCGATACCGCCCACAGGTGACTGGTTAAATAATTCAGTGCAAACGCGGTTTTCTTCATTCGCCACTGTCTCCTGTTGTGTCTGACGGGGTGAATAACCCACCCACACCGGTGTTATGCTCCACGCCCTCTTCTCTACAAATCTCTTTCCAGCGCTTCAACGCTTTGGCGTTGCGGCGCATGTTGTTATCCAAATCCTGGCCATGGTCGGCGGCCTCGGCTTCGGCGTTAGATAAGTTGTAACGAATGGCTTTGTTGCGCGCGTTAATCTCTTGCTCCGGGTGCAAGTGTTTAAAGGCGTCGGTGCGAATATCCAGCGCCCAATAGGGCCATGGGTTATCACTGTATCCGGGGGCGTCGATTGCGCCGGTTAACACAGCGGCATCGACAAACCAGCGCCAAATCCCAAAGGCAAACTGAAACCCGGATAAGTTGGTTTGATCAAAGGCAATGCCTCGGCGGTACTCGTTTAAAAACGCACGTACTAGGCGATCATTAAGGCCCGCCCAATCATCGGTTAATAGCGCATACGGGATGTCTTGCCCCGCGGCCAACTGCAGGGCCTGCCAACGCATGTAGTCCTTATACCCTTGCCCGGTATCGTCCCCGCTAAATAAATCCAGCTTTTCCCCTGGCACCCCACGCAACATGGTACCGGCGCGCACGGTTTCCGCGCTGTCATACGCCTGGCTGTCACTGTGCAAGGGTTTACCGGTGGCCGGGTCAAATTCCCAATCGTCCTCGCCGGTATCTTCGCGATACAAAAAGCCGGTAAAGGCTGAGCGTTCGCGCTTGCGTACCAGTTCGGCGTCGTCGTAATCCGCAAACGTGCGGTCTTTTAATAGCGCCGCTGCAGAGTCGGGCACCCCGCGTATTTGCCCTGGGCGGTCTGGCCGGTAATGGTGAATAACATCACGGGCCGGGACACGGGTTAGCTTGGCCAGTTTGATGTCGGTTAAATCATCGTCCGGGTGAACGTCGTAAAACCAATAAGCCACCTTTTGGCGCTTATAAAACTCAATCCCCTGGCGGATACGGCGGTGTTTCGATAACCGGCGGTTTAATGAAAAGGGACAGTGATCCCCCTCTAGCAATTCCACTTGTAACCCAAACGGTAAGCCGTACTGACCAGGACGACGCAGGCGCAGGGCAAACACTTCACCCGACATGCGGCGCGCTTTGACGGCCAGGTGTAACAACCCGGCAAAGTTCAAATCCCCCCACGGGTCTAACTGGGCGGATAGCTGTCGCCATAACCCGTTTAACGTGGCCGCCAGGGCGGTGTCGGTATGGGTACTTAATAGCGTAAAGCCCCGGCCCACTTCGTTGGTGGTGTTTTTATTAATGGCGCTTTTTAATAACAGGCTATTGCGGTAACCGGCGCGGGCGCGGTCGCGTAGCTTTCGCCCACTGTAATGGTTCGCCTGGTTTGGCCCCACGGACGGGGCCGACCAGTTTGCGGTGCGGGCCGTGCGGGCGGCCCCCTCATACGCCTTGTTCGTGCTGGGGTATGGGTTACCCTGCAAATCGACTATGGCACTCATCCTAGCCCCCTATCGATGACCGTGCGCACCCCAAATAAGGGGCTTCTACGGCGGCCCGCTTTGCCCGATAACACCGCCATGATGTAACGGCGGGCTTTTAACATTTCGTCCAGGCTGCGATACTCCACCTTGCGCCCGTTGACCTCAACGGTCTTTTCTCCCGCGCTAATGGCTTCATCTAAATTATCAATATCCGCTTGCGTAAACGCCATACAATCCCCTTACATACTAGAGCGGCGGCGACGACGGGGCGGCGGTTTGATGGCCTCCCCGGCCTGGCTGAGTAACTCGCCACTTTGCGCGGCGGGTACGGCCCAAGGTGGGGGGTTATCCCAATCCAGCGTATCCGCGCCCAGTTCGTACAAACACGCCCAGCAATACACAAATAAATCAAAGGATTCGTTACGAATCCCCCGTGAACGTTTTTTCCATTTACCGTCTGTGCTTCGTTCCTCTGCCACCAACTCTTCAATAAAGCGTTCGGGGATCCACTTAGGAATATGCACATAACGCCGCCCTGGGGTTTCACGCCCTAATGCATGAAACACCGTGTCTTTGATTTTGTCGGTATTAAGGAGAAACACCGGCACATCCCCACGCGCCTTGGCCTTACGGTCAGTGCGTTTTGAGTTGTCCGGGTAGCTTTTGTAAATGGGTGGGCCAGTACCCCGGCCCTTAATGAGCATAAAGCGCCGATGTAATCCGGCCTCACGTAGTGAGCGGTAATAGGAATACGCGTTATCGGTCACCCCGTCTTCACCGCCTGAATCACACGCGGTGCGTAAAATGGGCATAAACTTGCCCGTGTTGTTATCCAGCGGGTAACTGCGCTTGATCACCTTTTCAGTGAGCAAGTCCCAGTCTTCTAA